ACGCCCGTGTAACACGAGCGTTTTTGATGTTTGGTATCCGGCGGCTACCTATTTTTTATTGGTTTTTAACGGTTTTTTCTTCCGTAAAAAGTGCCTGTTTATCTACCTTTTTCAAAATCAGCCTTTAATAAGGTTTCTAAAAAAGGTTGCCAGAAAGTTGCCAGCTACCCAAGGAAATATTTTTCAACCTTGAAATCCTTGCCGTCAATATCGTTGATGAAGTCTTTCGCAAGGCTGAAATAAAACTCCGCATCTTCACCCTTGCCTACCATTTCGGCGGTATCGTGGCTGTCGTTGTAGTACATATTCATGCACAGATAGTATTTGCATACCGCCGTTATGCCTTTCGTCGCCAGAAACGCCTTGATGGTATCATAGTCCCATTTTTGACCGTATGGGCGCATACCCTTGACTATCTGCCGCGCCTCTTCGGGAGTTATCCGATATGCTATCTCTTCGAGGCAATACATTGTTTCTTTGTACACCTCCGGCAGACGGTCCTTTACCGTGTGCATCATATCAGAGAGTGCATCGGTCACCTCTGTCATATCGGTGTGCCTTTCGGATATCAGGCGTATGATCTCCTTAAAGCTCATTACTCTGCGCCTCCGTCAATGCTGGCAAGCCCCTGAGTGCAAGCAGTTTTGCCAAGCATTTTAAAACTGCCGCCCGTAGCGTTGGTCTTGACGATGGTAGCATACCTGGTGCGGGTGCGTATGGCGCAGGCTGTGACCTGGGCGCAGCAGCTATCTATCAGCGGGTACTGTTCCGTGCCGGCGCCTATGGTGACAAACACGGGCGCGGTTATAGTGGTAGCCGCCGGGATAGACTGAGCTACCACGATGCAGTATTTCTGGTTGTCGTTATAGTTGCCTGCCGGGAGGTTGATTATCAGCCCGGTTCCCGCCGTGAAGGTAACTGCCTGGGAGATTATAAGGTTGGGGCAGAGTTTGCATACATTTTTACAAGCCATTTTTTATGCTCCTTTCAAAAATCAAGGGGCAGCATACGCCGCCCCGATATATCACGGCATAGCCGGAATTAGCAGCAGCAGCCGCAATTATTACCACAGAAGGGAGAGTTCCCCGCGTTGTAGGTGTAACCGTTGGGATAGCGGACTACTCCGTACATGCGGTTATCCATCTCAAGGCTGGACACTTTGTCCCTGAGAGCCTGCATTTCGTTCGCCTGTATCAGGGAGCGGGTGGCCTCGGCCTCGGCGTGGATAGCGGTGGTTATGTCGCAGGTGTTCTGGTTCATCTGCGCTGAGAGGTTGGCTATACCGAGCCTCTGTTCACAGCAGCAGTTTGCGAGCTGGCTGGACAGGTTCCGGCCTTCGGTGGTGATAGCGTTGTTCAGCGCGAAGGTGGAATCACATATACCGTTGCCGATGTTAGTCAAGCGGTCATTGATCTGGCCGAAGTGCTGACCAAAGAGAATCTCCTGCTGAGACGCAGCAGTGGCATACTGTCCAAATTCGCCCTGGCGGTTCCAGCCGCCAAAGCCGCCGCCCATCATAGCAAAAAGTATGATAAGGGCGAATATCCAGAAGCCTCCGTTGAAGCCGTCAGTCTTGCCATCAGTTACCGCGGCTATATCCGCGAGAGAGGGCATATTATCCATAGTTCTAAAGTTCCTTTCGATTTATATTCCAATCCCGCGCGCGCTTCGGGTAATGGTCTATCTTAATTCAGAAAGAATATCCTCGGGGTCTATCCCGTATTGTTTGCAGGCCGCATAAAACATCTGTTTAGGGTCGCCGTTGCCTATCATCTGCTTTATCTTCTGTATTTGTCCGGGAACGGACATCATCTGTTTAGCCTGCGCTATCATTTGTGGGTTGAGTTTCCTCGGATTTCCTCCGCTTAGCATTTGTAGTATCGGGTTTGGCATTTATCATTTCCTCCAATCTGGCTATTCTCTGTTCAAGGCCGTTCACATCGACAGGCGGAGCGGGTTTATACGGGGTTATGCTGTAAGGCGAGAGAGAGGGGAACCCCGCCCCGTCCGTTGTTTTAAGCCACACTATGGGGGCCGTTTCGTCCAACAGAAGAACGGAGCTATTAGGGGGCATTTGATACGCCTTTGCGCCGCCCTCGCCGTTCACTTTGACTACTTCGGTTCGCTGATATTGGGTTTGCTGGTTAAAATAAGGTTGGTATGGATACACTGTTTCACGCTCCCTTCTACCTGAATTTTGGCATAAAAAAATAGCCGATAGGATTGCTCCCATCGGCTATTTATCGGCTATTTACAGTGCGTTTTCAGTTGTTTTTCGGCGGCCTTGCACCGCCTTCGTATCTGGTCATATTCAAGGGGTATTTCAAATTTAAGCTGGTACTCGCCCGTCAAAGCGTCGTATGGTACCCCGTCTAAAAGGCGGCGGGTTATCAGCCAGCGGTCTTTTTCGTTATGTATCCATTCGTGTATGAGTGCTTCCCATTCCGTGCGTGAACGGGAATTAAGCAATGCTTTATCCATTTCAAAGAGGCCCGCTTCTCCAAAAGCCTATACCTCCTTTATAAAAGTACGCCCCCCAATTAAGGGGGGGCTATTGAAAGGGAATCCCGTCCGGGGGCTACTGTTTGTTGTAGTTTGCCGAGGATATGCCCAGCACCGCGCCGAGGAACGTGTCAATGGCGGTGATGGTGCCAACTATCTCTTCGGGATAGGGGAGGTTCCATATACCCGCAAGGGCGAAATAGAGGGTGCCTATGGCGGGGAGCCAGATCAGGGCGATTGCCTTGAGAATGTCGTATACCTTATTTGAGAGTTTCATATTTTTTCCTCCTTTAGTTGTTGTGTGCTTCGAGCCTGTCCAGCCGGTGGTGGGCGCTTTTCGCGCTTTCCTCCACACGAGCCACGCGGCGGTCTATGTCCTCGATTTTTGTAGCCTGCGCCCGCATGTCGAGTTTGATATCGTCCACGCCGCGCTTGATGTAGTCCACGTCCGATTTAAGCGCGGTGTCAATGGCGGTGTCGTGTGTAGCCGCATCAACCGCGTCCTTCCGTGCGGTCTTTATGTGAGCCAGCCAGCCCAGCAAAATGCCGCTCAAGCCTGTGACTATTGCCCATATCCATTCTTTGGTCATGGGTGCTCCTCCTTATTTTTTTAATGTGCCTACATAGATTTTGCCGTCCACGGATACGGTAGCCTGCAATATGCCCGGCAGCTCTGTCGGTGCCATGCTGTGTGCCTGTGCAAACCGCTGTATGGCCGCAATGGTGTTTTTGCCCGCTATGCCGTCAGGATCGCCGGCGTCATAGCCCAGAGCGTTGAGGGCGGTTTGCAAGGCTTTGATGTCGTCTCCCCGCATCATGGGGCTCGTCAGGGTTATGATCTTCCGCGCCTTTACCTCCTCCTTTTCTTCCTCCTGCTGGAGCATGGCAAGCCGCCCCCAGTGCGTCCAGTTGCCATCGGACAGCTTGCGCTTGCATACGCCATCGTCGCGGCCTTTCGCCTCTATGGTGTAGCCGTCGCCGACATATACGCCAACGTGAACCATTTTCTTGCTGCTTTCGCTGTACTTGAATACGAGGTCGCCCGCACACATGGCGGTTTTCCCGGCGTAGCCCCTGTTTTCGCCGCACATACGGTAAAGCCCCTGGGCGTTGGTGTCGCCCTTCATCCAGTGCCTTATGTCGCTGATGTAGTGTACGATGAGGCCAGAACAGTCGAATGCGTAGAGAGGCCGTTTTTCGGCCTTCTCCATGAATTTCACGGCGCGGTTGTAATTCGTGTCGCTGGTTTCGCGCCGTTCTATCCATGCGTAGGGGTCGCTCATGCTGTCAACCTGCTGCCCCTGCGCACCCCAGACGTACATATCCCCGACATGACTTTCGAGGTATTCTATGAAGCCTGTTACTCTGCTCATCTGCGTTTACCCGCCACAAAGAGGCCAAAGCCTATCAGGGAGAGGGGGACGGCAAAGGCTATAATAGATATATCGCCGGTCTTGGGTATCACCACGGGATTTTTTGCAATGGGCTGTTCGGCGGGCTGTGCGGCGTTAAAATAGTAGGTTTTGCTTACAGTCCTGTTTTTCTGCATGGCGTTGTAGAGTTCTTCTGCCGTGGTGGCGTTTTCGTATGCCATGTCTTTGACGGTTATACGGAGGGCGGCGGGCTGGTCGGTAACTATGCCGCTCAGGTAATATGTGCCAGCCTCCAATCTCAGGTCGTTTGTGTCCAGCTTTACGCCGTCCAGCTCCACAATAAGTTCCATGTCGGTCAGGTCGTAAAACCGGGGTATGCCTATGTCCACTTTGAGCAAAAATAGCTCATTATTGACGTAGGTTTTGGATACCGCCTTGCCGGTCTGGTAGTCCAGCGCGGTTATATCCAGAGTTACGGGGTCTGCGGCGTAAGCTACGGTGCAGAGGCACAGCATGAGCATAACCGCGAGGATACAAGTGAGTTTCTTCATGGTAGTTTTCCTTTCTTTAAAGTTCTATTTCTTCGATCGCCGCGCGAACCTTCAGGCAATGGAGGTAATTCCCCATATGCCGTTTCTGCTCGGTGAGCAGCTCAAGGGGACAGCTTGGCGTGAAGTTCAGCTTCTTTGCCTCATAGAGACAACACATTTTGTCGAGCTTGTCATAGCGGATTTTTGTCTGATAATACTCAGCTCTAAAGCGCTCCTTATAGTCGGTGCTGTTCATAAGTTCGATGGTGTCTTTAAGTTCCATAATGTTTTCCTTTCTTTGTTTTTTGATTATGAAAAAAGAGCCGTGCGGCTCCTTATTCCGCATATTCGCTCCATTTGGAGCTGCCCACCTTGGGCTTGTAGACGGTGGACTTGATGTGCTGCTCGGTGCATTGCCACGTTTTGCCGTTGTAGGTTACTACGGTGTTTTCCTCAATCACCGTGCCGTCCTCGATGTCGCCCCACGCGGGATAGGTCACGGTCTGCACCGCCCAATATGTGCCGAGGTTTTCAGCAGGTGGTTTGTTGCGGCTGTATTTGAGGGCGACATACCCACCCTCCACGGTATCTCCGGCGATATAGCGGGTCTCAGCGTCCCACGGTGCGCCCTGGGTAGGGGTGGGGGTAAGCCCCGCCCGCGCCGCCGTCAGCACCTCTACAAGGTCGGTCTCGTGTGCCTCGATTTCCGCTTTACGCACGGCTACCAGCGCCATAAGTTCACTGCGCGTCATTTACATTCACCCCCAGCTCCGCAAGCGCGTCTATATAGTCCTGCGTGGTGGCCTGCGCCTCATGCTCCGTCCAGCTCTGGACTATCGCTTCGCCGCTGTCCTCCCAGCTCTCGGTATAATAAAAGCCCTCCTTTGAGGGCATGGGGGAACGGGTCACGGGCTTATAGCCCAGCTCCTTTATTGCCGCATCGTCATTGGTGGAGAGGTGCGCCCCTGCGGGGTGCGTCACACCGTTGATTATAAGCGGCGACTTCAACTCAACCGGCAGGCGTAAATATTCGGGATACTCCCCCACCAGTTTGGCATAGTTTGTGTTTAGCATTGTGTGCTCCTTTTTTTATATTGGTATCGTAAGTGTGATATAGCCATCGCCGCCAGAATTTGCTTGTATTGGATTACTAATTGAGCCACCATTAGGTTTTCCTCCTGCAACAGCTCTTAACACTCCTTGTCCAGGTGTACTTCCATTTCCTCCGTTCGGCTTACCGCCAGTGCCGCCATAAGGAGTATAGAAGTTTTCGCCTCCCCCTGTGCCGCCAGTACAAGTGTAGCCGAATCCCGTGGTATCGCCTCCATCACCGCTACATTTACCGTTAGTATACTGACCAGCACACCCACCGCCTCCTTTGCCTATCACGAGGTTATATGTGCCATCGCTCAGCATAAAGTCATTGACCGTTAAGTTTCCGCCACCGCCGCCCGACATTACATTTTCGTAACCCGTGTCATATTGCGCTCCACCACCGCCAGCCAACAAGTAAAGAACAGCCACAACCGAACCGCTAACATTCAGTGTACCAGAAGATGTAAGTTTTATAATGCGCTTTGAGCCTTCTATCTTGTCTGTAAATTGGCCTGTGTAGGTAAACTCAAAAGCACCGCCCCCTGCCATCATCATTCTACGCCGTAAAGCAAACTGCAATGGTATCATGCGCTCACAACCTCCTGTACCGCCCACACGCCGTTGTATACGTCAAATTCGTAAGTCTTACTCGCCTCTATTGCCGGGGCCTCGCCTAAATAGTTCGCCCCGCTCACAAACGACACCGCAACCGAGGCCGCCGTGCTGAATGTGCCGTGCGCCCAGCCGGATGCAGGCGGGGTAAACACGTATGTACCCACAGGAGAGGATACGTTATATATGGTGTTTGCCGTCAGCGCCGTGCCGCTGGCGGGGAGGGAGGAAGCGAGGGCGGGCGCATTCAGGTAGTCCACGCCGCCTATGGCCTGCGCTACCTTGCCGCCTGCGCCCTTGAGCAGGCCGTTAATGCTGGTCGCGGTGTCGGCGGTTATCTCGTTAGGGCCAGCGGGGCCCTGTTCGCCCTGTGTTCCCTGTGCTCCCTGCGCGCCCGTGTCGCCCTTTTCCCCCTGCGGGCCTTTGATGCTGGTACTTGCGGGGTTATCCAGTCCGCCGTTATTTGACCACGAGAGCACACCCTCGGCAGAGACAGCGGGAGTAAAATACGGGCCTGTGTCGCCCTTCGCGCCGTCCGCGCCCTTGGGCCCTTGGATACCCTGCGGGCCTTGCTCACCCGTATCGCCCTTCGCGCCGGGGTCGCCTTGCGCACCTTTTTCACCTGTCGCGCCTTTTTCGCCTGTCGCGCCTTTTTCGCCCTGTGGGATGCCGAACTCAAAATCAAATACCTTTGCGGTGTCCGCGCCGCTTGCCGTTACCTTTACGGTGGCGGCGGCTCCGGCGGTGAGGGTGTTTGCTGTGGCAGTGGGCGTGCCGAATCCTGCGGCTGTGCCGGGGTCGCCTTTTGCGCCGGGGTCGCCCTTCGCTCCGGGGTCACCCTTGGCTCCCTGCTCTCCTTGTATGCCTTGCTCGCCTTGTATGCCCTGCGGGCCTTCGGGGCCTTGGATACCCTGTTCGCCCTGTATACCCTGTTCGCCCTGTGGCCCCCGTATATTGATTGTGGCGGGGTTTTCCAGCCCGCCGTCATTACTCCACGATAAATCGCCGTCAGCGGTCACAGAGGGCGTAAAGTGCGCTCCTGCGGGGCCTCGTTCTCCCTTGTCTCCGGGGTTGCCTATAAGCCCTTGTATACCCTGCTCACCTTTGGGAACGCCGAACTTAAAGGTGAACACTTTTGCGGTATCTGCGCCGGAAGCTGTCACCTCTACAGTAGCGGGGGTTCCCGCGTCAAGGGTGGTCGCCGTGGCAGTGGGTGTGCCGAATCCGGCGGCTTCGCCCGTGGGGCCTTGTTCTCCCTTGGCTCCCGTGTCACCCTTCGCGCCGGGGTCGCCCTTGGGGCCCGTATCGCCTTTAGGGCCAGTGGGGCCTTGTTCACCTTTTGCGCCCTGCAAGGGGCCGTTGTTTACCCACTTGGAATTTACGCCGTCCCAGATATATATATCATACGGTTCGCCCGCGCCCACGCCGTAAGCGTCGCCAGCGGAGGGGTTAGATACTCCGGCTTGTAATGCGGAGAGGGAAGCGTAATAGCCCAACACGGCAAATCCTTCGCCCGTGTCGCCCTTAGCTCCCTGTGCGCCCTGTGGCCCCCTTATATTGACTGTGGCGGGGTTATCCAGCCCGCCGTCATTACTCCACGATAAATCGCCGTCAGCGGTCACAGAGGGCGTAAAGTGCGCTCCTGCGGGGCCTCGTTCGCCTGTGGCTCCCATATCGCCCTTGGGGCCCGTGTCTCCCTTGTCTCCGGGGTCGCCTTTAGGGCCTTGGATACCCTGCTCACCCTTGGGGCCAGTGGGGCCCGTTTCTCCTGCGGCTCCTGGGTCGCCTTTATCGCCCTTCTTACCTTCGGGGCCTTGGGGGCCGACGGGGCCAGCGTCGCCCTGCAAGCCTCTCTTGCCCTCCGGGCCTTGCGGGCCGACAGGGCCTTGCTCACCACGGGGGCCTTGCAAGCCTTGTATACCTTGTTCGCCCTTGGGGCCTACCGCGCCCTGTTCGCCCTTGGGGCCTTGTATTCCTGCGGGGCCTTGTACACCCTGCGGGCCTTGGGGGCCTGTGGGGCCTACCTCACCCTGCGGCCCCGTGGGGCCTGTCGCGCCTAACGCCTGGGATACTAAGTCCTGCACCTCGGCAAGAAGCTGCTCCGCCACGCCGGGGGTAGGAAGGTTGGAACCGGGAAGGTCGGCTATTATCTCAATGGGCCGCGTTCCCGTCCACTTGGCTATGATGTTCTTCTCATCGTTCGCCAGAGTGGCTAAAAGTGTGAGGTTCATCATGCCCCGCTTGCCCGTAAACAGCGGCGTGATATGCCATGTAAGGGTTATATCTTCCCCCACATCTTTATACAGCACATACCTTGCTTCCGTGCCGTCCATGGGCCAGTACGCCTTTATGGTGAACCCTGCGGCGGCAAGGTCTACATCACGGGCATCTAAGGGTATGCTGATAGTGACGGTATCCGCCAGACTTTCACCCTCGATAACAAGGGACTGTATAGGGGTGGTGAGAAGATACTTTCCGTCAACCGTTATTCTGTGCATTGTTCGTCCTCCGCAAGTTTTTCTAAGGCCAGAATACAGCCTAATTTCGCGTCTAAGTCCGCTTTCGCTACAACGGGTATAGAAGTATTAAGTGTGCGTATTATCGCTTGTATAACGGCTTTCTGTTCGTCTGTCATTGTTCTAACCTCTTTATCCTTTCGTCAAGTTGTCTAAGCAGGCTATGTGTAGCCTGTGCGTCAGCCCACAGAATAGCCGGAACGCGGTCGTATTCCACCGATTCAGCTATTACCTCCCGCGTTCCTTTGTCAGTTTGGTAATCTACCAGCCACGGAAATTCCGTTTCAAGCTCCTCGGCGATAAAGCCGTAAAAATAGCGGCCTTTGTCTAAGCCGCTTTTAGGAGTATATGTGACCGCTCTCACACGGTCTATTCTGTCACTTACGCTGTCATACTCCCTGATATCGTGTATCTCCTTTTTATATCGTATGGAAGATGAAACCATACCTAAAGAGTATCCACCGCCACCCGAATATGAAACTAATCGAGTATTGGCACTGCCGCTTGCGCTTGGTGGGGATGTCATAAAGAATCTGTTATCAGTCGTTAAGTTACCTTCAGCATATAGATTACCTTTCACTGATAGCCCGGTATATCCCTCTATATCCACGGCTCCCAAGGTCAGTTTTCCGTATGTATTGCCATACAAGGTGACACCGTTACCCGTAAGATTGTTTCCGTTTATGGTAAACCCCGCAATCGTACCGCCTGATGCCTTAAGGTTGCCGGTGGTCACTGAGCCGCTTATGGTGGCGTTTACGCACGTCATCTTGCCGTTGGTGTCTATCTTGAAGTTGTTGTTCGCCGTGACAACGCCGTTAAGGTTTATCTTTGACGCGCTTATTGATACCGCTTCCGAGCTTTGATTTATGGTGGAAATAATATTGTCCTTGGTGACAGTGCTCGATAACCCCTCGGCGGTTATTTCAAGCTGTGTCTGCATACTCTGCGTCCATGTGGTAGGCATACATACGGTGTTATCTACCACCCACGCCGAACCCGTGTAACGCTTTATTTCCTTTGTCGAGGGATTGTACCAGTATTCGCCCTCCTTTGCGCCCGTAGGCGTGGCGGTCTGATTGTATTTAGGGGAGATGACAGTCTGCCACGCGGAACCCGTCCATACCTTTATCTTGCCATCGTTGTACCATTGATACCCCGTGTTCGCGGTTTTCTGGTCATCGTTCCACCCTAAAGATGGGTCGGTGTCGGATTCAACAGGGGTCAGGAAAGCTACCCGTGTGACCGTCTGCTTCATGCCCTCAACGGTCATTTCTATTTCATGGGCTGCGCGTCCGGCTATGAGCGTCCGGCGGTTCTCCGCGCTTATGGCGGGGCGTGAGGGGGAGCCGGAGCTTATGTACTGTATCCTTGCCCGGCCCTTAAAGGTCAAGTCAATGCGGTAAATGGGGAAGGTATAAGCCCCATCGTCCGTGACTACCTTTATCATGTCGCCCGCTTCCAAAGACCAATCGCCCTTGGCGTCCAGCTCGACAGGCGTAAACGCCGCAAAGGAGTTCAAGCGGTTGTAGATAACCTGTGCATAAGGTCTTATCTGTGCATCGGTATAGCCGTACAGCATAGGGCAGTCTATTATCTGATAAGCGTTCGTCCCCGTGCCGACTATTACGCCTATGTCCTTTTCGGACGCGGCTACTTGTAATTTGTCTATCTTGGCTACCTGATACTCCGATACCACGGCGTTATAATAATCCGCGGAATTGGCGGTCTTATTAAAGGTGACATTGGTATTGGCGAACCACGCCAGTTCACATACTCCGCTTCGGGATATGCGGGCAAAGGAACACGCCGCCTCGGCTATCCATTGAAGAACTTCCCGGCATAGAACATCTTGCGTCCTGAACAGCGGCGAATCAAAGGTTTTCCCCGAATTGGGGAAGTCTGCTATTGAAGCAGGTACGCCGACATGAGCGCAAAGCGATGTAAAAATATTTTTTAGTGTAGTCGGGTACGAAAGAGAATTAAGAAAAGCATCTGCGCTCACATCGAACTTTACCATTCTGTCATGGGCGGTGATGCTTATTTTTTTAGGTTTAAGTTTGTCGGGCTTTTCGGAGATAAACACGCCCAGAGGAACATATTCGTATTCTTCCCCCACGAGTACGCCTATCGAGGCGGTGAACTCCGTGCCGTCAAAGTTAAAAGAGGACAGCCCCCCGTCAAAGTTAAGGAGTTCTATCCCCAGTTCTGCGGAACAGGCCGCGCCTATCGTCAGTTCTTCGTCCTCGAAAGCCATGCTTGAATAGGTCAAGCCGGAGATAGAGAGGTTTTGTTCCGCTATCTGATTTTCGCCGAATGTCAGCTTTAGCTTTTGGGGCTTGCCCGACATTACGGCGTTACGAAAGCCTGTGCTTACTGTGTACATTTTGCCTCCAATAAAAAAGACACCCGAAGGTGTCACGGAGTTTATTTTCTTACTGGCGCTCCCACATTATCACGAAATGAGCCGGTAATAATTTTGATTAAATCGCTGATAGCTCCAATCATAAAGTAGTTCCCTGTAATAAGCCTAAACAGCCCCATTCTGCGCCCTACATACCAGTAGTAAACCGGCAGAATCCCAAATCCACACAAGAACCAGATTATAAGCAGTACAATTTTGCTCTTATCGCTTGCAACAGTAACATAGTTCGCCATAACAAAACCCCCTAAAGATATGTAATTTTATTATTACGCCTTTAGGGGGAAGTGTCAATACTCTATTACCGTCATGCTCAAAGAAATATACGCCTTGTTCTTGTCACCTTCGGGGAACCAGATAATTTCTTCTTTCCTGTCGCCTACATAAAACGTGCCGGAATAGTTACCCGCAAGGGTCTTAGGGTTCGGACAGGTAAAAGGAAAGCTGTCGGAATCGACAGCCTGTAATATCGCCGAGCACAGTTCCCATGTCAGCACGTCCCACGACAATTCAACGGTCAGCTTCTGCGCTACCATTGTTCGGTTGAGTGTGCCGGAAGCGTCTCTTTCAGCCTCCGTGTCAAGGTCGGCGAGCGTCATATTCAGTTTAGAGGGGTCGGGGAGCGTATAGCTCCCCACCTTTAAGCCTATATCATATCTATACATCACACGTTACCTATGGCAATATTGTTCATATTGACCGATTGATTGACTATCCTGCCCAGCTTCGCAGAGGGATACAGTGCTATCTCCACGTCCTTATCCGCTATTCTCTTGAGCAGGGCTATGATGGTTTGGGTATCCTTATCGTTCAGCCCGCCCATTATGGATTGCAGCTTATCAAGGGGGGCTATGACTTCGGGATTATTCTTGGCGTTGGCGTATTCGCCCACCTGCGCCAATGTGTCACCATACACCAGACCGCCCTTTGCAAAAGCGGGAACTCCTATGCTCGTATCAACACTCAATGCGCCCTGCAAAGATTTAGAAATATCCGCCATAGACCGCACGGCAGCGGCCTTTCCGCGCTGGATACCTTGCGTCATGCCCGCCATAATGTTTCCGCCTATTCCGGCGAATACCTTTGAAGGAGAGTGAATGCCGAATACGCTCTTTGCGGCATCTATAACGCTTCTGAACTTGTCTGTTACCCAATTTTTGAATGAAGTCCAGGCGTTATTTATGCCCTGCTTGATACCGTCTATAATAGCGGAACCAACTTCCTTGAGCTTGTTAGCCGCGCCGCCCACTATGCCGAACGCGCTCTTAATCGCATTCATTACGGGGGTGAAGATATTGGTTACTACCCATGCGCCGATTGTGGCAAGAACATTTTTAATACCTTCAAGCATACCTTGAATAACATATCCGCCCTGTTCCGCCATTACGGTAGAGGGAGAGTGAATGCCAAATGCCCTTTTGAACCCTTCGATGAACGGCCTGCATATATGCTCATATATCCATGTGCCGATATTGACGAGAGCATCTATGATACCCAAGAACAGGCCAGCAACAACATTGCCTCCAGCTTGTTCCATAATGCCCCTCCACCACTCCGTAACGCTTTGCCATGCAGGTTCTATCAGCCCGACAAAGAACGCCGTAAGGCCGCCGAGAGCCGCTCCGATGCCTTCAAAGAGCTTATCCACCAGCCCGCTCCAGTCTATGGTTCCTATGAATTGTGCTACCTTGTCGCCCAATTCCTGCCAATTCACCGTTTCAAGCGTCTGAATGGCAACGTCAAACAGGCCGCGGAACTTAGCATTAAGCATTTCCGCTATGAGTGCCACATCAAGGTTCTCTACCCATGCGTTTATAGCATTTCCTAACCCCTGCCCTAATCCGGCCCAATCGGTTTGCGACCAGAATGTATATAGAATATCGGTTATGGCGTTCATGCCGTCCGCTATGGTTTTGCCCATCAAAGACCAGTCAAAATCAGCTATAAAGCCATTCATACCGTCCGTAATGGCCTTCATTATTTCTACACCCTTAGGCCGCAGGTTATTGTTTATCCAGTTATCCAGAATAGACATACCTTTATTCATGCCTTGGGCGATTATCTGACCTACACCATACCAATCACCTGCGGCAATAGCAGCTTTAAGTTTGTCTATCCATTTTGCTATATCAGTCGGGAGAATATCGGCTATATCGGTTTCCTCAAACATCTTACCGATATCTCCGGCGCCACCACCGCCGCTGTCCTTTTGCTGCTGGATAAGGTTTATCTGGTCAAATCCCGCAAGAGTACCTTTTAGTTCTTTTGCGGCCTTGTTGGATTTATTGAGGGATTTAGCGTAATCCTGCTGGACATAAGCGGCTTTTGTGAAAGTGCTTTGCCCTCTTAGCTTTGCAAACATCGCGCCTATCATATTGAACAGGTTAGCTATTGCCATCGTGACTTTTGTTATGACGGGCATAATGGCTTGCAACGCGGGCAGGAATGCGCTTGCGATAGAGTTCTTTGCATAAGTAAATCCGCTCTGAAGATCTGATAATGTAGCATTAGCCTTTTGAGAGGCCTGCGCCATATTCTTAAACCCTTCCTGCACACCCATTATCACGGCGTTTATGCTTCGCCATATAATCATTCGCGATAGGATTTTACCGACTGCTTTACCTAATTTTGAAAAGAACCCGTGTGTTTTGCTTGTCGCGCTTTTTGCTATGGACGGCAGTTTACTAAAAGACTTCTTAATGGAAGAGCTCATTTTAGTAAACGCATTTGCGCCTTTCTTGGCTGCTTCTTTTGCCTTCTCTACCAGTTTAGAAAATCCGCCTCCGCTATTGCCTATTTCTGCCTCGGCTTCCTTGGCCTTTTCTTTCATCTTCTGTATCTGCCCGGTCACAGACAGGATTTGCCCTCGGACACGTTCAAGCCCCTGCCCTGTGCCGCCGCCCTCGGATAGCTTTTCTTCCATGCCTAAGAGCCTTTGCAGTTTATTATAAAGCTCATCGAGCTTCATGTTGAACAGCTCGGCAGTATTCGCTTCCTTAACAAACTTTTCCGCTAAGTCACGGCTTACGGGCTGGGCTTCCTTCGGTACTAAAGCTTCCGCTTCGGCTTCCGGGTTACGTCCCTTATAGGCGTTCGTCCCGAATCCGGCAGGAACCTTGCTCATCGCCTCGTCTAATCTGCGCTCTACTTCCTCGGCGGTCTCTGCAACCTTATTTAAGGATTCACATTGCCCGTCCGCCATCTGTTCAAACGCATTGCTCTGTTCGCTTGCGCTGGCGGATATTTTGCGCGTCTTTTCATTGAGCTTTTCGGCTGCCTGTGCGGCTTTCCGCTGCGCGGCTTCAAGCGCAAGGTTTGACTTGGCTATATCGTTCGCGTACTTCACCCTTGCGGCTTCGGTTTTAAGCGCTTCCCTTTCCGCTGCGGCTTGTGCGCGTATGGCCTTCGCGTTCTGCATACTGCTTGCCGACTGCTTTACAAATCGGTTAAGTCTGGTTTCCAGCTCGGTCAAGACCTTCTCGGCGGTTGAAGCATCACAACCGACTAAAATTTGTAATTCTTCAACGACCACGGACATATCCTCCGAATTTATTTCTTATTTCGTCTATCCTGTTGTCAAGGCTCCGCTCCCACGACGCAGGAACAAACAGTTCTTCGTACTTCGGCAAATCGTGCTTAGTCTTGGAGAACATATTGCTTATGTTGGCGGCAATAAACCTTGATACCAGCACGCTTGAATAGTACATTTCCCTGCACTGGTTTTCCTCGCGGGCTTCGATATAGTCTACAATATCGGCGGGTTCATGCTCCCAAAACTGGTTTGGGAGCATTCCCGCCATGCTTGCACGTTTGAGCAAATCGTAGATTATATCGGTGAAGTCCTTTTCTATGTTTTTCTTAACGTCCTCGAACTGCTCTCTTAGCGAACGACGCTCTTTGCCACGTCCGCCGCCGCCGCCGTTATCGCCTCGGTCATTGCCGCCGACATATCCAACTTGTTTAAGGGCTCTCTCATATAGTCCTGAATGCTCTGCCCTTTCAGGTCTACACGACCGAAAAAACCCATACCGTAAGCGAAGTTCACCAGCTCGGTATAGATGTCCTCCATGTAAGTACCCTGCTCCATGAGCTTATCAAACTCATCGAACACGGCCTGCTTATTCTTGGGCTTGGGGTTTGCAAACGACATTACCACATCTGCAAAGAAATCCAAATCGCCTTGCTCGTAAGCGGTGAGGAACTTTACTTTGAGATTAGGAGCGCCTATTTTCTGTTTGAGGTCGCAATAAGCCTTGCAGGAGGCTTTAAGTTCAAATTCACCGATATTCATACTACTCTCCTTTATGCGGGGGTGGTCACGGATTCGCCGTTGAACAGGTCAACATAGGAAGTCGTTTCGCCCTGGAATGCGATATATACGGAATCGCCGACAAGGTTGACGGAGAATGCGCCCGTCTGGGCGTTGTTCGCCTGCTGTCCGCCTGCGTACATGGATACGACCTTGCCCTTGTAAAGAATACCGGTGCCGAGCTTGGTAGCATCGGAAGGGATTTCGTACTCTTCGTAAATCCAGATAACATCACCGACCAGAAGTCCCATCTTCGCCATATTGCCGGTCTCGGCGGTGAAGTCGGGAACAAAGGAATACTCGAATACGGGCATTTCCTGCTGACCGGCAAGGTTACGCACGAAATATTCAGATATAATGTTTACGGAAACCTCGGAGGGCGAACCGCCCTTATCGGGGGTCTGGGTAAGACCGGCTATCTCGGTCTTGTTTGCCATAGTGTAAGCGGTATCATAAAATACGCGCTGGCCTACGGATGCCTGATACTGTGCCATATTTTCTCTCCTTTAGAACGTTTTTGTTTTCTTGAAATAGACTACGTTGACGTGCCATTTCCCGTTTGCGTCGCGGTACGGCTCTGTCGAGCGTGTCTTGATATAGTGTTTTTCCAGCATTGCGGTGTGGAGTTTGTCAGCCAAATCGAGAACGCCTGTAAATCCCTTGGTGCTTATGTAGGTCTCGCCCCACACACCACATCTTATTGAGGTGGCGGGAAGTGCTTCGCCCTCTAAGGATTTTACCGATGTCTCCTGTGTGATGTTCAATGTCACGATAGGATACCTTTCGGGGGTCTCGTCAGATTCCGGCTGAACCTCAACTTTAAGTTTTTTGTTAAGATACTTCTGAGCGTCCTTATAGATATTCGTCATAGCAGTTTCCTTATCTCGTCCGCCACGGACTGAACAACAAAATCCTTTGCCGCATCAAAGGCGGGCTTCATATAGGGGTGAGGGTGTGCGCCATAAACCTTGTAGAACAGTCCCTTCTTGCTTAGGACGGTCTCAAAGTTGTACTTGCTCAGGTCTGCCATGCTCTCATGGACATACCACGGGATTTTTGCTGAAGAACCCAACTCGTTATAAATACCCGTACCGTATTCCAGCGTCATAGCCTGCGGTATGGCTGCGGTATGGACTTTGCCCTTCACGGCCCCTGTTTTTTCATCGAAGATGGTAAATTCTATCGAATCCTTCAACTCCCCCGAATCAACGCGAACCATGGAGATAGCTATATCCGCCATTTCCTTACCGCCGCTCTCTGTCCCTTTTCGGATGGCAGACTGAATATCCGGCCTTTCAAACCTCTTTATGACTTTAACTTTGGCGTTAAACATACTTCTTTGCCGTATATGTCGAGAACCCACGGGCGGAATTGACGGATTCCACAATATAGCTCGGCGTTTCCTGCGGGTCATTCAAGCAGATTCCGTCACCCTCGACTATCTGAACAGGCCCGTCGGAGGGGTCTTTGCAGATTTTGATATATTCCTTGATACGTTCGCCGTACATGGCTATATCCTCTGCGCTTCCGGCAGAGTTAGCCACAAGTTTATACCGTCTGACTAAGGCCCACTCCGAAACAACAGTCTGCCCGTTCACCGTCTCCTTAATGGGGGCAAGCACATAAACGTCCTTCTTATCCTTCGCTCTCATATACCGCTCCTAACGGGTTCATTTTGCCTTTTAAGGCCTGTTTAAGGTTCTCGGTAATATCTATATAGTTAGTGGACACTCCCGCCGCAGATTGGGAATTAAAGGCTTCTGCGCCCATCTTCCCTATCGCCTTTACCGCCGCGTCCTCTATATAGGGTTCTAACCACTTCGGAGGCTCCTTGTAGCGGGTAATGGCACACGCTACTGCGGTATACCGCTCCAAAAACATCAAGACAACGCCGTCCGGCGCACCCGTTTGAAGCTTTACGTTGTTTACCATTACCTCATTCATTTATTCCTCCTTCTTAGGGCGGCCCCGCCGCTTGGGTTCTTCTTCCTTAAACTCTCCGTCGTGTTCGTATCCCAGGGCGATAAGCTTTCTTATCGTCGCTTCGTTGGAAGTCTCAAAAAGGCCATGCACAAACTGTGCTATGGCCTTATCTTCCTTCACATCAAAGGGGATACTCGTTTTGTTCCCCTGATAGAATTTCATGGTTATTCAGTGGTAAGATTGGTTATCTTGCCGTGGAGCCATTCAGGGCCGTAGTTCAGACCTACCTGTCCGAATATCTCACCCTTCTTGCCCGCGCCGTTCTTAGCCAGTTCCTCAAAGAAGAAGTTGCCCTTGCCGGGGGTGGGCTGCTCTACAAGATGCACTACATCACGACGGAAAAGAAGTATCTGGTCTTTGGGCATGGCGCGGGAAAGAACTATGCCTACATCGCCGAAGTCGGTGATAAGGCGGGTCACGTTCACACCAGCCTCCATGCGGGAATCCGGCATCTGCATGGAACCCTCATACAGCGCGGAAATAGCCGCCTTCTGGAAGGAATTGCACATCAGTATCATGCCGTTCACGTCGCCGCCGTTGTCGAAGATGGACTTGACCAGTGACTTTATCATGGCCTTGGTCAGTGCGGCAGCGGTAGAACCTGAGCCCTTCGCGTCTATGACGTTGGTGGTCAGCGCGGTAAGAATACCACGGGACTTGTTGACGGTAGCATCGGTGGTAGCGGCGTTGTACTCGCCCTGCAAGGAAGTGAACTCTATATCGTTGGCGATATTGAGCATCTGGCGGGAAATCTGCCAGTTCCACTCGTCGCCGGGGTTCGCCTGCTGACCGGCTATGTTGATACCGCTCATAGTACCCATGTTAGATTCCTTGGCATAGGAAATCTCGCAAGCCCTCTGGTATATCTGGGTCACGTTGGTGTGCTGGGTACGGGTTATCTTCTTGGTGTCAGGCGCGGTCATGGATGCCTGCTCGGATATGGCAGGCTGGGAGGGAGTGTCAAGGGAATACTCCTGATCTACCGCGAACTGAACGTGATTGGTGTACTGAGGCTCCGCTATAAGGTTTATAAACGGGGTCTGGGTGTTGCTCTTGGTGTAGAGCAGGCCGGAATAGTTAGGTACTGCAAAACTCATTATAGGGGCGTTTGCCATGATATTTTCTCCTTTAAGTTAAGTCTATTTTTTTAGATTGCGCGAGGGTCATAAGCTGCACTTGCTTCAGCATATTGCCCGACTTGACAGCTTCCGCCCACTCCGCTTTGAGTTGAGCGGCTTCGTTCGCCTCTGCCCCGGAAGCAGGGGGTGTGCCGCCGCCCAGAAGGTCAGTTTTCGCTTTCTGCTCCGCCGCAATCACCTTGGCGGACAGAAGTTTTACGATGGAGTTCGCAAAGGCCGTAGCCTTATCCGTCTCCGTGAATGTAGGCATTTCGGGAAAATCGTCCTCTTTCAGCCCTGCTCCGGCAAATATCTTGCCTATTTCAAGACTGCAAATCTTAGTCTTGTATTCGTTCTCCGCGTCCTTGGCGGCCTTTTCTGCTTCGGCCCTACGCTGCTCGTCCGTCATTTCCTTCTCCTTATAGGATTTAAGGTTCCTCGACAGCTCGGCGGCCTCGGAGGCTTTTTTGTCGAATACATCTTTTTTTACATATCCTGTGTAATCAGGTGTAAATTCATAAGATGAATAAAGCGCAAGCTTTTCCTCGGCGGTCATATCTTCCCGATAGCCTTCCATTTTGGTAATGTCTATTTTCATTTTTTCTCCTTTGGGATTTATGTCTTCTCTGACAAAATGGGATTTATGCCTTCTCTGGCGTAAAATAGCACCGGCAATTAGGATGTTTTGTCGGTATTTTGTCTATTGGATAAATTTTTCCGTTACGTTCTTCACACTCTTTGCAAACTTTTTCATCGTCCTGTGTGTGCCACTTGATTTTTTTATAACCGTTGTCCTTAAAGGCCCTTATTACGGTCTTATCTTCAACGGTGATGGCGAATTGGTCTGTTTGCCATGTCACATAGTTCAATCCCCGCGTGAAATCCTGCTTTATAGGGGGATAATTGACGGTAGGGGGGTCTTTGCCGGAGTACTCGGCATCTGCGATTATGGATTCAGCCAATCTTGCCCCCTTTCGTTCCAGTTCTTTTGTGAAAACATATTTAACAACAGGGTCGTAATCGTCCAGAATACCTATTACCCACGCTTCGAGTATCCTATCCGGCCCGTTATGGTCTGCGTATGCTTTCTTGGCTATATCCAAGTACGCTTCTTCGGATAATCTCAGGATTTTTCTGTACAGAAGATTTATCTGGTCGATTACCTTTGTGTTGGAATCAATATAAAAGAGCGTTTCCTTAGTTTTCAGAAACGCCCTCGTTATTGTCTTTTTCAGGCTCTTCGCCCGTTCGTCCCCGTACTCGTACATTCATTGCCTCCGCTATTTCGTTTGCCTCCTGCTTATCCTGTTCAAGCTTCCGCTGATGGGCGGCCTCGGAATCCTCCACGAAAGACACCATATCAAGAATGTCCTTATCTGAAAGTAGCCCGGAGCCCTTGACTTGGGTCATAAATTGCGCCTCGTCCGTCATAGAGGAAGGAATATTCCTTGCGAACGCCACATCTAACACTTCCCAATTATAGTGGTTGGCGGTTCCCTCATTCATCAGCGCGGTTATCTTCTGCGCCCTGCCTTCCAGCAGACCTTTTTCAAAGTTACGCTCATACGCTATTATCGTGTTATCCATACCGTAGTTCTGGTATCTGACGGCCTGGATATTCTGATACACTTCGGCTATTTCCGTGGGGTTGGTCTGGCCTAAAGAGGCGTATATATCGCCAGTCAGAATGTCGAAGTACCCTTGAATGGATTGTATGTCAACATTCTTTATCAGCCATTCGACCTTATTATCCTCGCCCAGATATAAGGTCTTGAATTTGGACAGCCTTTCGTGGAGTTCTTCTTCGTCCTCATCGGTTTCGGGCTGCATGTAGCCAATCATAAGAAGAATGGCCTCATCGTTATATTTAAACGTGTTGGAAACGTTGTTCAGAATGGCGTTTCTCGCGTGAACCAACGGAAGAACCTTTTCAAAATACCCTTCTCTGTTTGGCATGGGGTATTCTACAATGGGTATGCCGCAGGTCTTAAGCAGCGCCATTTCGGAAGCTGTGGCGGGTTCTTCCCGAACGTTGCCGTCAAATATATACTTTGTCCAGCGGTCATCCGTAATCAGTTCATAGGTCTCATACTTCCGATTGTCCACGAGCGAAAAATATTCTTCCCGAATGATAAAAGCCGTGGGATTGCGGTCTATGGTCTGGTCGTGGAACAGCATTGCTTTTCTGGGATCCACGGGCTTGAACTTTGGGGCTATCAGGCCGTCCCTTTTAGAAGCGTATATCCGTTCGTATGCCGTGCCGCATATCAGTGCGGAAGTGGCAAGCCGCATATTCTCTTTGTCCTCGTGGTTCCGGCGCATTATCGCACGATAGCGGTTCAAATATGCGTCGTCCCTCGGATTCTTATCGGGCAAGTCCTCAAACTGCATCTTAGGCCGCCCGGCAACATCGGAAGTCTTTTTGACTACCGTATTCGTCTGAACGTAATATTTGCACGGTGAGCCTATGAAGTACCCGGCGGCTATGTCTACCGCGTATTTAGGGATAGGGGAATATATGCCATTCAGGTCAACGCAGTCGTACTCCTTATACATATCGCACCTTTTTAGAATGGAATCCTCCAGCGCACAGCCGAATACGGTTTTTATATTATCCCCGTTTATCCTGCGGGCTTCTTCCCGCGTTAAAATCATTTCTGTCACAGTATCCTACCTCCGCCGATAAGCTTAGTACCGGCAAATATATCATATCCCAGGGCATATGAAAGCGCGTCTATGCCGTGGTTGTCCGCGTCCTCCGGTATGTCTAACTTCTGTCCGGCGGAATCTGTTTTCCACCGATAAACCTTAAACTCTCCTATCAGGTTCACACATTTCTGGTCGATTATTATTTCATAGTCGTGCAACCAGTCTATTCTTCGGGTGATAGCGGACTTCGCCCCCTTGGCTTTGCCCTTCTTGCATTTGTCCGCATGGATACCCATCTCTTTAAGCTCTTTGATACGGTCAGGCTCGGCGGCGTCACAGTACACTACATGGCCCAATGCCTTATTGTATATCAGCTCCCCGTATTGGCGGGTAGTGACCTCGTTCACGAATAATTCATCAAACACATATATCTTGTGGTTATGCTTATCCAAAGAGCACTTAACGAAAGCGCAGGGGTGATTATATCCGAAGTCGCTGCCGACACGGATATTCCTAAATTCCCTGCCGGACAGGTCTGCAATATTCCAGTGCTTTCCGCGCTCGAACACGGTAGAACCTAATCTGCCAAAATTCCCTAACGTATCTACCCATAATCTTTGCCCGGTGGATTGCTCCCTTTTCTGAATATCTTCCTCGGTAAGAAAACGGTTGTCGGCATAGGTCGTTTTCAAAATAAAAACATCTGATCCTTCAACTACACCTCTTGCGGTCTTGTCTTTCAGGGTCAGAGCTTTCAGTTCGTCTATTGACTTCACATCGGGGTGATGCCACAAGGGTTCAAAAAAGACCTTATAAAGCCAGTGCGTTTCAGGGAACGGGTTGAACGCCATTATTATCCTCTTGTTCGGTTGAGGTAATCCTCTCAGCTTCGCGTCCTTATCAATACCTCTCAAACAGTTATCCAGAACCTCAAACGCCTCATAGGAGGGGCATTCGTCGCCTTCTTCCATGAATATGTCAGTCAGTATACCCTTCTTTGGCTTCAATGACTTCAATCTCCGTGTTTCCTCTAACGCACCGAAGATTATCTGACGGCCATTATACAAACAGGTAATAGTCATGGTGGACTTGTCAACGGAAAACTCGTCTGTAAGCCCCCATTCGTCTATTACAGAGATTATTTCATTGAAGCAAGAGGTTCTTAAGTCTACCTTGTAATAACGGCACACAAGCCAATTATGGCCGTTATAGGTATCAGCTACTATCTCCCTTACAATGTGGTTCGATTTGCCGGAGCCGCGTCCGCCGAAAATGAGCTGCACTCTCGCTTTCTCATCGAGGGTGCAGGCGTACACATCGTTGAAATCGTCCTTGAGGATAAGGCGCGGTTCACCGTTACGCAGCTTGAAGTAGTAGACCACATCGTTAGGGTCAACGTTATACTTGGCACAAATTGTGTAAATGTCCATTTTGTGGGGGAGAAAAAATGTGCGGGGAGCTATATGTTTGGCGCGTTCCCCCTATAAAAACCACCCCCCGTGGCACCCCCCTCCGATTATGCAGCATATACATACATTTTCGCGGTGTATAAACGGGGTTATTCAACAGCACTTTTGTATATATATACACAGTATGCAGGTACTAACCCCGTATTATACAACACTTTATACATTTTACTTTATAACTATTCGTTAAACTACACTTTAACGAATACTTGAGCCGGATATATGCAGACTATGCAGACGCTATACATCACCGCCAGACCGCCCAAAACCGCCTCTAACCACTCTATCAGCGTCGGCCTGGGCGACCTCTACCCGCACCCCGTCAACGTCCCCACAACGGCTCAAAATAGCCAAGGCGGCGGCGGTAGAATCCCGCGCATAGGGGGCATTTAGGTTTTTTTCGAGGACTTTTTGCGCACGAGAACGCATCCTTTGATAAAATTTATCATCCTCCTTGCCCCGCTCCGCCAGCTCCTTGTCCAGCGCGGCTTGAAACACCGGGAACTCCCGGAACCACCGCCACACAGTTATTTTGTTGACTCCTACCCGGTCGGCGATCTCCTTGTACCCGCTCATGTAATGGGTGGTGCCGTCCTCCTGCTCCTCGCCCCATACCCATAATTTGACGGCCTGGCGCTGCTCGTCTGTAAGCCCTGGCCTACAATGGGGTTGGCCTCTATACTGCTCCTTACTGCTTGCCATACGTTACACCTCCTCAATCCGCAACGGTAATCTATTTATTGCGATAGTTTATCCCCCTTTATGGGGGGACTTTGACAATCTTTTCAATTTTTCTTTTTTTGTTTTTTCTCCGCCCCTTCGGGGGTCGGTCTAATACTCCATATTGATATTATAATAGGTATTTACCCCCGCAAACCCCCGCATCAAAAGTTTTTGCCTTATCAGTCAGACGGCGCTTGCCGTCAGCCGCCTTCAATTTCAACTGCTGACAATTTGTCAGCAGTTCTGATGCCCCTTCTGACTTTAGTCTTTCTTTTAGTTTTGCCCAATAATTGCTTGCACCTCGCTGTGCCAATTTCCTTCTCCAGTTTCCGCAGCTGGGCCATGATCTCGCTGGTGGGCGGGTACTCCAATTATATAAGAGGGCTATATCAGCCCTCTTTTTTCATGTCCTCATAGATCAGGTCGGTTATATAGGCATTAATGCTTTTTCCTAACTTTTCCGCTCTCTGTTTTATTTTTTCTTTTTCTCCTGCTTTCACTGTGATTTCAAGTCGTTCATACGTTTTTGAGTTGTATTTTCTTTTTGCCCTCGTTGCTGATGTGCCCATGTTATCACCTCCGCAAACATTATATAACGTCCGGCATACTGCCGCAAGTATATCTTCCTAATTCTTTAAGGCTTTTCCCTTAATATTTCAGTTGACTATATACTCCCGTGAGTATATAATAGAGACATCGAAAGGGGAACCACCCCGAACAATGGAGGTTAAAAATGGCAAGCTACAGAATCGAGAAGAATGCACAATATAACAGCAACGAAATTTATTTTGACAGCAAACCCGCCGCCGAGGTTTTAACCGCTCTGCGCGGTCTGAAAATGCGCTGGAACCCGAAGAAGGGTTGCTGGTACGGGTTCGCCGCTCAGGATGACATATTAGCGGCTATCGGTGAGCATGATAACGAGCTGGGCGGCACGATCTCCGAGGGCTATTTAGGGACTACCCGCTGGGACGGCAATAAGTCCGGTAAACACCTGCACGGCGCGGAACTGTCAAAGGCGATTCGCGAGGAGCTGAAGCGGCAGGGCGTTAAGGGCGTTTCCGTCAGCTGCAAAACATTCACCGGCGGGCAGGAAATCACGGTTAAGGTTAAGGCCGCCGCCGAGGACTTCATCAGCCGCGAGAAATACATCAATGATTACGACGCTGGAAAATATGGCCTTCGCGCCGCCTGGTTCGTCACCGAGGACGGAGAGAGCATACACCACACCGCCCTATTCAGCGATAAATACAGTAATGAGGAGCAGCATCGCATAATCAGGAGCCACGCCGCCCGCGAGTATGATTCCGCCGTTTCCGGTAGAACTGACATTAACCATTACAGGATTGATGACAATAAAATCTATACTGAGGCGTTCCGCGCAAAGCTGCACCGGATAAATGCGGTGTTGGACACATTTCATTATGACGACAGTAACAGCATGGTTGATTATTTCGACACTAATTTTTACCGTAATATAACGGTTGTGGCGGCGTAAAGCCGCCCCCGCCGTATGATTTTAAGGAGGTACAATATGTATGTTTGTTTGCTGAATCCGTACGGAATAGATGATGGAACGAAAATATGGTATCGTAAGCAAGGTAATTATTGTTTTGATTTTGTATCGTCCAAGAAATTTGCATCACCACTAACTAAGGATGAAGTATTGAATATAATGCGCTATGCGGATTGGTACAAACAACAATATAACGCCAGTGCAATTATGAGAGGATAGGGGCCTAATAAGGCCCCGAAGAAGAAAATTGAGGTAACCACATGATGCGTTATCAGGTTATTACATGGACGAGGGGCGAGGGGCACGACGAGCGGCGGAAGTTTAGCACCCTCGCCCAGGCCCGCGCCGCCGCCCGTATCTACCGCCGAGAGTGCGACGGCGTGGGGATATATGATTTCCGGCTTGGGGTCGTTCGGGAGACTTTAGGACGGTTCCCCGATGTATGATTGCATGATTTTCACGTTCTGTATGATTCTATCATCCGGGCCGTACATCAACGCATGATTCGCCGCTTCCAGGGCTTCTCTGGGGCGGCCCGTGTTATAATAGGCTATAGACAGCATATCAAACGGCAGCGGCCCCCACGGGTCAGGCTCGCAGATGTATGATAACGGCCTTTCCCGTATGTTTACGCATGATTCGCCGTAGTAGATGCATGATTTCCAGTTTTTAGCATGATACATGATTTTCATCATTTCAAACCATGCTTCACGGTATTCGGGGGCCTCGATTATAGCCCTCTGGAGCCACGCCTCGGCCTCTAATTGTTTTCCCTGTATGATTTTACACCGAGCAATGAAACGCATACTGGCGGCCCGTTCAGGCGGCCACACGGCACTTCTAAGGGCAAGATGTTTCTCCAGCGTTTCAATGGCCTTACTGTATTCCCGATGGAACATATATTCGCGGCCTAAGTAATGCATGTTTCGGTCGTTCTCCGGCTCTTCCATAACCGCCAGTTCCAGAAGTGGCAGATAATTGCTCCGGCTTTTCTTCTCGTCGGGCCAATGGTCAACCCTCAACGGCAAATCGCAGTATGATTCTTCGCCGTATGATTTCAGCACTTCGTGAACGGGATTCTTCCAGTAGTATGATTTTGTATGAATTTTATCGGCGTTGAATGATACTCCGTCCCTGCCGTATGGTTCATGGCTCCAAACATATAAATACCTTCCCCGCGTCCCGTGAAAGTTTTTCCGTATGATTTCCGCCCAGCCGGGCTGTATGATTTCGTCCAGGTCGAGGCATACCAACACGTCCGCATCTTGCGGTATGATTTTCAATGATTCATTTCGCGCTACATCAAATCTCCACGGCTGTATGATTTTGGTTTTTACGATGCAGTTGTATGATTTCAGCTTATCAACGGTTTTGTCTGCGCTCCCCGTATCGAGAACGCAGACATAATCAGCCTCTTTTGCCGTCTCATACCACCTGTCAACGAATTTTTCTTCGTCCTTAGCTATGGCATATACAGCTATTTTCATTTTCTCCCCTCAAAAACCAGTTGATGAAATAAATCTGCCCTTTCCCCGTTACTTTCGGGGTGCGGGTTATCTTGGTGCTTCCGTCAGGGTTGGCTATAACCGTTTCCTTTATCTCAAAATATCCGGCTTCCATAGCCTTTTGGGTGGGCATATTCCAGTTTTCGCCCTTCTTGCATAACCAGCCGTTATCCCTCAACCATGTGAACATTCTGTTAGCCCCTATAGGCTTCCCGTTCTGGCGTATCATCTTTGCAAGCTGTCCCACTAAGCAGCTATCGTGTGAGGCTTGCACGGCCTCCGCAAACAGCACTTTGGGGGCGTTGTGTTCTACTGTCGCTTCAAGCTCCTTCCGCCGCTCCTGCTCTTGTTTAAGGGCTGAAAACACCTTTATGGCGTTGGCGGGGTCGGCTATCATCTGTTCTATCGTAGTCGGTGTGGCGTACATACCATGTTTACGGATTGAGGGCAGGACTTCGTGAATTATCCACCGCTTGAATGCTCTGGCTTCCGGTTTAGTAGAACAAAGTACAAGATGATAGAGGCCGGATTCATTCACGCCGTTCACTTCTTGTGTTTTTGTGGGGCTTTGGGGGTGGGTTACTTTTAGTAACCCCCTTTCATCCTCATCCAGCCTGTCCATTGCACGGCTCACCTGCTCTAATTCAAGAGCTTTGCATACATCAGACGCCACAAACCACGGTTCGCCGTCCTTAATAGTAGTCCTTATCTCTCCAAACTGGTTGTTATTGAATATCTGTAATTCGTTCATTGTAACTCCTTTCATGTATTTATCTCACTCCGGTATGTCTATGTATTTCATCATTCTGTCTATCGCACGTTCTTCAAGGTGTTCTATTGCCTTGGGGGATTTATCCATTTTTACACCTACCCTGGTATTAGACGGCATATCCCGCGAATAGAAATGTTCGTAAAAGTTATATTTCAACTCGATTACCCTTCTCTGGTTCGCGGGGAACTCATCTAATGCGGCATCCATGAACGCTACGAATGACATATCATCGTTTATTCTTTCCAGCATTTCAGCCATTTGCAGATTATACCGCTCCTTTGCCGCCATGAGCTTTATAGCGCTCCGGGCAGTCGGGTCGGTAATGTCGCTGCCGTGCGGCATACCCGATAAAACCTGTGGGCGGATATCCGCTACCGCTTCCATTCTCTCTTTGATGCTGGCTATTTTTTTATCTATTTCTTTCGCGTTTCTCTTGGCTTTCCCCCAACGAACAAGCAACCGCCTGATGTATGCCCGTTGTTCGCGTTTCGTCATTGGTTCCTCCTTAACAATTCATCTGCCGTTATGTTAAAATAATCTGCCAACCATATGATTCTGCTCGCGGTCGGCTCCATGCCGTCCATCTCATAGTGATAAATGGTCGCCGCGCTTATGCCGGTTTCACGCTCCATCGCAGCCCGCGACTTGCCCTTCTTTTCTCGGTACATTCGTATCCTCTGCCCTATCGTCATGTTTCCTCCATACGCCGCAATGGCAGTTAGTTTCCTGACCTTCTCTGAACTCCTTGCAGATACATCTACTTTCCTCATCCTTGATTATCGCGCAGGGGCAGTATCCGCCCCCGCGCCGTATACACTCCCATATATCAGGCCGCAGTAATTCATAGCTCATTCCGCACTCTCCCATATCAGCGGCCTTCCCTCTGCGTCTACCATTACGCACACGCCACCTCTGTATGTTCGCAGGTATTGTATCCCCGTGAGGTTATCGACGTATATCGTATACGATGCACCCGTTTCCAGCGTTCGCAGTCTGTAAGTACCAGCCTCAGCCTTGTTGCACCCGCACAGGGCGAGGGTCAGCAGGGTTAATATTGTTATTGTTATTGCTATTACTCGTTTCATTTTTCCTCCTTCGGTGGTTCTGGTAAATATGCCCAATGGGTTATGTGCTCATGTGATATTCCGCCCCATGGGTATTTCCAGCGGCAAACCGTTTTGCCGCGAACATCGGTCTGTTCATAGTAGCGGAATCGTGTTCTGCGCACACCGCCGTCAGATACGACCACGAGTACACCGACACGCTCGCAGATTTCCCTCGTCAAATGCACATCTGGCAAACAATCCTCAATCGCGTGCCATTCCATTCGCTATTCCTCCTTATCCATCTCGACCTCATCTACACACTGTACAGTACCAATCTTATAGCACCCGCATGACGGGCAATGATACACGCCCATTCGCCAAATTATGTGCAACACGCCGGTTCTGCCGCAGTCTTCGCATGGATACGTTATTCTTTTCACGCTTCCTCCTTCCTTTCGCCGCGACCACAAAAATGCTGTTTTTGTACGCTTACCGGAAATACATCATTATCCACGATACAAAGTTCATATTCTGCGTTATCCGCTGTCGCCGAGATACAGTACCGGCAATCTATACATCTCACCACCTCCACTACATCGGTGGCGGGTTCTTTGTCGATAAATGCTATCCAATCACAATCGCTCGGTTCGCACGGTTCTTCACTGCATACCTCGTTGCAATGCCCACATACAAACTGCTTTGCTCTGTTTTTAGTTATATATTCTTTTGTCATACTTCTTCCAATGCCTTTTCAGCTTCTTCACGGACTGCAACCATGTCAACATACTCTTGCGGGTTATGCGCTTTTACATGTGGGTCGCTAAATTTTTTAGCACTCTCAAGCAGTGCTTCTATAATTATGTCTTTATTTGTATTGCAGTCGCACCTGGCAAAGCAATAATATTTGTCGCCGATTTTTACAGGCATTATTCTTCCTCCTTCGGCGGTTTGACCATTTCTACCCGTAAGCTCTCTTTTATGTAGTAATCAATGCCAAGTTGCTTGCATAGTTGTTCGGCTTCTTCCCCAAACTGTTTCCAGTTAATATTTGACGAATAGTAATTCAATTTCCCAATTTTAACCTTGTCAAATATGTCATAACAGTTCTCGATACATTCCAAAACCCGATCTGCGTCCGTTACAGGCTCAAAAGAACACCATGTTTTTATTCCCCAGTCATGCGCTTCTTTCACATCTATAAGCCTGTCGCTTGGCATATATAAACCGCCATACATACCATCATAGGTAATACCGTACCAATCGTTTTCATCCAGCAAATCAAAGTCACGGCTCCCATCGCCCTTTGTAAGTATCTGAACATGGTTCCCACTTGCCTTGATAGCCTTTATAATCTGCCGTGTCGCCGTGGTATCATGTCCTGTGGGGTATGGGTCACAGGTGAAACACAGGTGTATCAATTTGCCCGCGATTCCTTCCCGCTCTAACTGTTTAATAGTTGCCTCCACAATTCCATCACGAGGCTTTATGTTAGTGTGAAACTGTTCCCGATCTTTCCTTAACACTGACGGGGCAAAGCAGTAATAACATCTGTGAGGACATCCCGTGTAAATGTTGATAGCATAATCGCCGTACTCTTTTGCTTTTCCTTTAGGTATATAAATTGGCTTCATCTTCATACCTCCTTTGGCGGTTCGGCCACCTCCACTACATCGGCGGCGGGGATATCCTTCAAGTCGATTTCCTTGATGTACCTGTGCAATACAACTCCGTTCAATTCAGGGTCGTAGTGCTTTACTTCAATAACCTTTTCCAGCGCCGCTTCTCGCTCTATGTACTCTTTACTCATTCTCCGTCCTTTCTGCGTTCAGCCAGTTTTCCAGCATTTTCCGGCATTCGCTGGGATACAATTCGCCGAGTATTCTCGCCATTTCTATGCATTCGTCAACCACCGGGCATAGTGAGCAATTTATTCTTTTGACAAGTTTAGCCGCCAGCCATTCAGCGGATTGCTGTTTTAGGTATTCGTGGTTAGTCATGCCGCTCACCTCGCTCAATAGCTTCTTCACGTGTCATTCCTCATTACCTCTCTCCTCTGCATAGTTTCGTCTAAATGCCCTATTCATATATCGTTTTGCCCATCTGACCCATTTCTTTGAAACACATATCCAATTTTTCTCATATAACCGCCACTGAACATCGTGAGACTTGCCAGATATACGTTTATATGAGGATTTACTCATTGTCATTGCCCCTTTTGCTGGTTCCGTCCTCCCTCCGTTCGCCCTGAGCGCAGTAAAACATCTCATCAACGTCGTTTTTATCATCGTTAAACCACGGCTGGTCGCAGATGCCCCAATCCGGCGCACTGCCATCAGTCAGCTCCGCTTTGCAAGGGTGATAGTGTACGCAGTTTTTACATCGTACTACCACGTCGGCGGCAGGAAATTTCATTAACTCTTTTGCCACTACTTGCGCTCCTTTGAGAAACGCTATTGATTCGGGCGTATTGTCTTTTTGTTTTCTCAATGTGGATAGCGTCTTACAAAGTGCTTCTACAAAAGCATCAACGTTTACATATTTACTCATTCTCCGTCCTCCTTGTTCATCCTTGCTCCGCAGGTATCGCAGTACGGCGCTCTGTAATCTTCCCATTCATGTTCTTCGCCGCATTCTGAGCAAATCTGTATGCCATCCTCTTCGATCCATCGTCCGCGCCGCACCGGGGTAACATCGGCGGCAGGAATACTGTCAAGGAGGTCTATACAGTCCCTGAAACAGTCTGCCTCATCATTGTCCCCGGCTAATACGCAATCTGTGATCCACATTCTAAGGCGCGCCTTAGCCGCTTCTCGTTCTATGTACTCTTTAGCCATTGTCAACCCTCCTGTTCCATGCTTTTAGCTCCTTTTTGTACTTCCTACTAAACTTTTGAAGAATGAACATAACCGCTTCTGTATTTACTTGCTCCGTACAAGCAGGATATGCCACATACCAATCATCCCCGATAAGGTAATCAATCAAGAAATTCACGGCAGTTTGTGCGTCCATGCATGGGGCTAAAATATTGTCTTTGTTTTCAGTAGAATTTTTATCGCGCAACCATTCAATAATTGTCATATGTTCTCCTGCTCCATGTTGTCACAGCTCTTAAAGTTGTATTATTCGTATACTTCGCAGTCTTCTTCCTCATCTTTGTAAACGTAGTATTCAGCCAAATCGTATCTTGTGGCCATACTCATCTACTTCAAAGTTGTCAAAATCCGCTTGCGTGTACTTTTTCATTGCTCTTTCCTTTCTTGTCTGTTTCCATTAAATCAAACAATCTGCCGCCGTTATCCTGTAACACCTGATAAATACCCTTTGCAAACATTTCTATAACCGCTTCTTCATTCTCAATCTCCAACCCTGCGTGCTGTTGGACACCATGTAGAATCTCATGTAATAGAGTTTGACATCGTTTTTGATGTCCGATTCCGTCTGTGGCCGATAGCTCAATCTTGCAGTTGTCATAATCAATGTATCCATATGCAAGTTGGTTTCCATTCCGTAGATTTTCTACGTAAGAAATAGCATATTCCACGCCACCAATGCGTACGCTCTCAGGTATTTTCACTGCTCATTTCCCCCTCCGCTTCCGGACATGTCATTCGTCCCTCCAGCACCCCACAACAAGGTTGCTTACTCCCTGTATGGGTAAATCCTTTAATATCTGCCGCAGTCGGCAATTATGTTTCGCGCCGTCACAGGTAAAGCACTCGGTTTTGGTGGCGGCGTCGGCGAGGTCGGCTAAATCGTCATAGCTCATCACCCAATAATTTTTACTCCGTCCAGCAGGGCTTTTAATGCCTATCTGTATGTCGGTCAGTTCCAGTTGTTTTTTTAGGGTAATAAGCTGCTCAACAGGTATCGTGTCTATCAGCGCAGTATTGATTTTTTCAATATTGCTCTGCGCCAATCGGAAATTTCGCCAGCCGTTGGGGATACGGTCTACCAGCCGGTGATACTTTTCTTCGTACACCTTTAAGATATTTTCAACGGCGTACAGAGAAGCAAATAATTCTTTTCCTTCTGCGTTTATCCTTGTTCTTTCCATATCCGTCCCTCTACTCTGCCTAATTTATAGGCTTTCCAGTCGTCCCAATCCCCGAATATTGTCTGCATCTGCCACAGCATAATTTCCACGTCCGCGCACTCTTCGAGGATTTTCTTCCTGCTGCCTTGGCCGTTCACCCACTTACTAAGTTCAACGGCAAGCTCGTTCAGCTCCTCAACGGCTTTAATGGCTTGATGCTTTGCACCGTAATGGTCTACTATTTCGCTGTACTTCATCGTTGCTCCTGAATAATTCGTCCGCTTCGTGAATAAGTAACTGCTTACCGTCAACCTTTGCCCTTAAAAGTGCGCCCTGCATCGTCATTCGGGTGTAGTATTTCTTCGCCGCTTTGAGAGTGGTAAAGGTCTTTCGATAATTTTCTTTTCCATCGTGGATTTCGTAAAACTCATACGCTTGCAGTTTCATAAATCCCCCTCTTGATTCTTTTTCGTACCGTAAACTCTGATATTCCGGCCTTCTCAGCCATTTCCCTTACCGTCAACTTTTCTTCGCCTTGCTGTACATAAACCCTACAACCTGTCTCGTCCTTTTTTCCATCCGCCAGGTATAACGGGCATTCTCTGACGTGGTAGCTTCCACCATCCCAGCCGCTGTTATCGCGACAGTTTATCGTTGTCGGTCTTGCGTTCCAGCCTTTAACGGGCATCCCATCTTGGCGGCTCCAACTGCACCCTAAACCGGGTTTATTTGTCGCTCTCCGGCACGTCCAACATAGCGTTTGCTTCATACAACCTCAAAAAATCCTCCGCTTGCATAGTTACTAACCATTTTTCGCGGCTCCTTCGGTGAAACACCGCCGGTATAAGCTCCGGCTTTGCGTCGCGCTTCGCCTGCGCCATCCATTCATGGATTTTTGTCGTCTCGCAGCGTTTGCACTCAACGTGAATCCCCGGTAAACCTATCACGTCCGATGCGTCCCCCGTTTGTCCGCAGTATTGGGAAGTGCGCCGGGCATTGAACCCGTATTCACGGAACAGGGCGGCAAGCTCCCGTTCTCCGGCTTTGCCTTTTTCTCTCTGCGCCTTACTCATCCCAGTGTATATCCCAGCCGTTACCGTTCTCGGTGAAGGTCAACACGGTAACGCCATTAACACTTACAACGGCCTTTCCGTCCTTCATGTTGTCCATCACGCTCTGGAATATGGTTTGCGTTATCCACTTTGCGAGTTCTTCTGTCATAGTTCCTCCCATTCCACAATTTCATCCTCGTACAGAAAATACTTTCCGTACCATTTCACGCTTAGTTCCCCGGTTCGCCCGTTTCGGTTCTTCGCCACGATGATGCTCGCGTCCTCGCTTTGCGGGTCGGGTCGGTGAAGGAATAATACCTCGTCCGCGTCCTGCTCTATGGCTCCCGATTCCCGCAAGTCCGATAGTCTCGGCCTTCCATCGTTCCGGCCTTCTATCGCCCTGTTGAGCTGGCACAGAAGAACGACAGGGACATTCAGCTCCTTCGCCAGAAGCTTTATTTTTCGGCTTATGTCGGATACCTCGTTTTCCCGCGTGCGGTTCCTCAGGCTGGATTGTATTAGCCCTAAATAGTCAATCGCAATCAGGTCTAATTCCCGTTCCTGTTGCTTTATCGCGTAGCATTGTGACCTTATTGCCTCCACGGTATAGGCGTTATCCGACAGATACAACCTTGTCGCGCTCAGTTTGCTTACGGCGTTCTGTATCCTGTCAACCGCTTCCTGACCGCCGCTGAACATTTCATCACGGCTGCACTTCGCATAGCTGATGATTGCCCTTTGAAGCACGTCCTCCCTCGGCATTTCCAGCGAAAACACCGCTACCGTCCTGTCGAACAACGCCATATTCACGGCTATATTCATTGCAAGCGAGGTCTTGCCTATTGACGGTCTGGCTCCGATGATGGTTAAATGCCCTCTTTTCAACCCGCCTAACGTCTGGTCGAGAACCTGAAACCCCGTTGTAAGCCCCTCAGCGCCGTTTATAAGCCCATATAGGGCCGTGTCAAAGTCTTTCCCTACCCTGCTTACTTTACGCCCTCCACGCGCCCGTACAGCGTCTATAACGCCCTGCATACGGTCAAGGTATCCCTCGTCCTTTCCCGATTTCATGTCCTTGACCACTTCCCGCAGTCCCGAAATGGCGTGTCGCTTCCTGGATTCCTCCAGCACCACCTTGATGTGATAATCGACATTTGCTGCTGATACAGTGCCAGTGACTAACTCGGTGATGTACTGTATCCCTCCGGCCCTGCCGCCCAGTTTGTCAGCTACCGTTACGGGGTCTACCGGCTCGTTTGCGTTGAAAAGGGCAAAGATAGCGGAAAATATCTCTTGGTGTTCCGGCCTCTCAAAATCGTCAGGTCTCAATTCCCCGCATATTCTCTCTAAAGCCTCACGACCGAGAAGCGCAGAACCTAAAACAGCTTTTTCGGCAAGCACAGTTTCTCGTAGACCGGATTATCCCATGTCGAGACGCGGGGTATCTCGTTTCTGCTGCGCTCCCATGTCCTGACAGCAGCTTTCCAGTCCTTCATCTTGTTTTTCCCCACCATCCAACCTTTAGAGGCGTAGAAGTCATAAAACTTCTCCGGATCAACGCTGTTCCTGCGTTCCTTGCAGTATTCCCTCACGGCTTCAAGTGTGGGTGGTATCCCCTTGGGGGGGATTATAGAGGGGGATATATTATCTTTGTCTTTATCTTTATCTTTATCTATTGTATGTACCCTATTTGGGTTCGGTTTGGGTATCAACTTAGGTTCGGTTTGGGTATCAACTTGGGTATCAATTTGATTCCTTTTTTTGATACCTAAATCAATACCATTGTCATATAGCTGGACGATTTCATACTTCCCGGTAGCCCCCCTGTCTCCTGCTTTGTATTTAATCAAGCCCTGCTGTATCAGTATATTGCGATACCTCGTTAAACCGTTCTTATCAAGTCCCGCCATCGCTTGAAGCGTTGAATTAGGCGCGTTAAACTCCCGCTTCCAGCCTGCCGTATTTGCACAATCTAAAATTGCAAAGTACAAATATCCGGCTCTGGAAGGTAGGGCGTTTAGTTTTACCCAATTCCAATAGGCGTTTATCTGACTGATGTATTGCATCATTAACCTCGTATGTATTCGTTCAGTACGTCCCTTAACCTTCTCATGTCATCCGGCGCGAAAGAAATTGATTTTTTAATCCGATTCTCCCGTTTGTCCCATAGCCCTAACACATAAAAGGGCTTGTAGGTGTCCGGATATGCCATAAGGTAGAGTTCTATCGACCAGCCCTCACCCTCGCCTATCGTGGCAAGGCGGCTTTCTGTTACGTACTCCATGACTAAAAGGGTAAAGGCTCGTCGTCTATTTCGGTAAACCCTGCCGGAGTGTCCGTTTTTTCTCTCGGCGTGAGAAATTCAACGTTTTCCGCTGTGATTTCGGTTATGTACCGCTTGTTCCCATCCTTATCCTCATAGCTCCTGTTCTGTATCTCACCTTCTATGAGGACTTTGCGGCCCTTTGAAAGGTACTTCCCGCACAGCTCGCCCAACTGCCGCCACACTACTATATTGAGGTAGTCAACAGGAGGTTTACCGTCAGTGCCTTTGTATCTGCGCTGTACCGCTACCGTAAAGGTGCATACGCTTGTTCCGCTTGTGGTCGTCCTTAGTTCTGGGTCTTTCGTCAGGTTTCCGGTCAAAATTGCTTTATTCATTTTTCCACTTCCTATACGTTAGTTTTTCTTCGTTCCAATCGGGATACTTTGCCATGAGGTACGCTCTCAGCTTTTTTCTAAGCTCCGGCCTCCTCTCCGAATTATCATAGTCCCTATGGCACTCAGGACACAGTGTAACGATGTTTTGTTCTATCCCCTTACCGTTATGGCTTCGCGGGATAAAATGCGCCACAGGGCTACCTGTGCGCCCACAGAGGACGCATAACTGATGGTCTCTCTCCCATACCTGCGCTTTGACCTTCGGGGGTATCTCACACGCCCTGGTTCGCTTGCTTTTCATTTTGTGTTCCCCCATTCTCTGGATAGCTGCCCTTCGAGTATCCTTATCTTTAGCTTCTGCGCGTTTATCGCTTCCACCGCCGAATCATATAAGCTCTCAGCTATGTCCCGTTCCATTCTCAGCTTGGCTATCTCTTCTTCGCCCTTGGCAATGTCCAAAAGGTGTGTTACTGGCTGCCCCTCGGCGCGGAGGACGGTAAGTCTTTTAGATAGCGCCATTCTGTACTCGCGCTCCGTTTCGGCCTTTTTCCGTCCTCGCGGCTTAAGCTCCTGCACCGCCCTGTCAAGTAGGGCTTGCTCTGTCATTATTTCGTCCCACAGCTCCATTTAAGCCCCCTTTGCGTTCAGCTTGTCGAGCGTGGTGTTTAACTGCTCCCGCGTCATATTCCACACGTCCACACCGTAGTTCTTTTTTGCCGCTTTATTGGCTAAATCCACGCTCCCCTTGCACAGGGCTATAACTTCCTCCTGCATGGCCTTTACGTCAGGATCGGCGGAAAACGTGTCGTAAACGTTGGGTTTAAATTTCGAGCGGGATGGAGACGTTGCATTGGTTTCCGTTTCCGGCTGAACAAACTCTTCGCTCTCGCTATCGGACATTATCCCAGAGTAAGCGAACTTTGAGAGCTTCAACACAACGCGGTCAAACAACCTCTTATAAGCCATGGCGTATGGATAAGCGTTGCTACAGTTTTTGTCGCTTACCTCGCCCACTTCGTAAATACCCTGTTCATCATTGCAATAACTGTATACCAGTGAGTTTTTATATCCGTCCTTGTCAAAAAACACACAAGAAGGAGTGAACTTGCTTTCAAGACAGTCATTGATCTTTAAACACCCGTTGTGGCTGATTATTAGGCCGCTGTACGCCATCTTGTCCTTCTTCGCGGTGAGATTCATCAGTATCCAGAAATCAGCCTCCGCAAGGCCATATTTGCCGCTATTGATAGCTTCTATGGCCTTTTCCTTTGCGGCAATATACTTGGGGGATTGCCATACAGGCTTATCTCCATCTTTTGTATGTTCTACAGTCTTTTCGTTAAACATGCTCCCCTCACTTTATCTGCAAATTCTGCTTTACAACGATTTCCGCGCCCTCTGCCGTCCCGCCGGATTTCAGAAGCTCCTTTATCGCCGTTTTGTTAGGCACGGGGGGCTTATAGGTCAGAAGCTCGTCATGCCCCTGCGCCGCCCACTTTATAAAGGCTTCCTCGTTTACCTTGACGCTTTCTGACTTTCTGAATGTCAGCTTGTTACGCTTGCTTTCAAACTTTTCCTTATTGGATAGCTGCATCTGCATTGCAAGGTATCCCTTAAGCCACTCGGCCTTATTGGCCTTAGCCTTGGCTCTGGCAGTGAGGTTGTCAGCTTCCTCCTTGATGCTTTTTGCATCTGCGGCAAGGTTCTTTATCATGCAGGCTACGTTGTCAATTTTGTCGTCGAGCTGCATATCAAGGCTTTCGAGGGTGTCATACACGGCTTCTTCGGGTATCTCTCCACGGTCAACCGCGTCCATGAAGTCATTGAGATTCTTCGCTATGTCGTAAAGTGACATTATCTCGCCTCCTGTTTTAAAAGATTAGGGTCATATCGGTCATAGTAGGTGTCCTCAAACGGTTTGTGGGCTTTAGCTAAAAGGTACTGCTCCATTACTCACCTTCCTTTTCCAGCCTCTTGTCTATCTCGTTCCGATAAAGAGCTTTCCACAGGTCGCGGTCATGCCGCACTTCGGCAAGCTGTTCCGCAAGCATGACGATTATTTCATCTTTTGTCATTTCGCTTTCCTCCTTGGGATAATCAGTTCTTTTGATATGTTTTTAGCTCATTCACTCCACTTGTCTGGCGTTAAGCTTGCCGCGCTCGATCAGTTTGTATATTTCGTGCCTGTCGATGCCCAGCCGCTCCCTTGTCTCATGCGTTGTCAGCCACTCGCCGTCCACTTCGACGATCCACTTCTTTTGTATACGCGGCGGCTCGCTTTTCCCGTCCGGCAAAAACAGCGGGCAGGCGCGGATGACGTAGGACTGTATAATTGTCGTGTAGTTTTTGCCGTGGTAATAGTCGCTGCTCTTCAGTGTTGTTTCCCTTGCCTCCCAGCCCTCAACAGGTTCGGGATCGGCGTGGCGAGACCAGCTGCAGCCCATGCCCGGCGCGTTGGTCGCCCTCCGGCAACGCCAGCACAGGGTTTGTCCGGTTATGCACGCTTCCATATCTATCTCCTTTTGCGGGGTGCGAAGGCGTATCCCGCCATGCACCCGATGAAAAACATCGGTATCCCCCAGCTAAAAAATGCTCCCCACATATTTGCCTCCTTACTTCCCGTTAAGTTTTTTTCTTATTGTCCGCGTCACGCTTTCGTGAAAATACCCGTTCACATCAAACCGCGTTCTTTCCTGCTTCCGGCGTTCTTCCCGCTTCCTTTTCTCCTGCCGTGCCGTTATATCGGCGACAAACTTTTCCCTGCTTACCACGGCTCACCTCACATAGTACCCGGCGCAGTTATCGTATTTGTGCTTCCGCCTGGCTTGCAGTTCAAGGCTTTTCTCGTCCTCTACCATTGCTGCCATGCTCCGCACCAGAACCAGCGGTGATCCCTCGTGCGTGCCCTGGAGCCGCCCATCCTTGAGCATGGCGTAAACCGTCTTAGGATTCACGTTCAGCAGCTTCGCCGCCTGAATGGGTGGTACATACTCGCCGTGCATCTTCACCATGCGCTCCTCCAGCGCCTCGACACTGTTTATACGTTCGTCCACGGCGGCGGTTATCATATCCCGCAGGAGTTTATCAAAATCGTTCATGGCTTATCTCCTAATTTTTTCTGGTCTCCCCATTGTTCCGCCATTGCGGCGGCTATGCCGGGGAAAGTTTTGGCCCTGTTGAT